ACGATTTGCTTCGACCTAACACGCGTGAGCTGAAACATCCGAAGCGAAGCGCAGGAGGCTTGAACGAGAGGAGGCGTAAGCCTCCAGAAGGCCCCCCGTGGTCCCGTGAGGGGCCCAGGGAGGGGGGCAACATAGGAATGAATTACATAAAAAAATAAACGAGGGGCAGGCTTACCTCGTTCTCCAACCACAACCTCACAAAGTCCAGAACTCCAGTCAGCAAGCTCTGGGTATCCTGATGTATCAAATCTTGGGTCATCAGCAGACGGTCCGTCGTAAACAGGCTCTGGCGTTGCATATTGCCAGTCAGCAAATTTGGTAAGACTTGGGAAACATCTGGCCAGGTCACCAGGAGCAAGATCTCGCAAGAGTTCAAAAAACTCCTCTCGAGATGACGCAGCCACGATTTGAGCCCAGTGTTTGTCCTTTGCAGATAGTCCAGATCGGCATCTCTCATCAGGCCTCTCGAGGCCACCTGCGACAACATCGCCATCTTTGATACAATAGTCGTAGCCATCCCATGGAGTTCCGTATGAGCTGACAATGTTTGGGTGATGTCCTTGTACGTCAGCAAAACTGGCTCGTCGAAAGCGTCTTCTTCGCTCAAAATCCGCGAAAACGTGTAGATGAGTCCCCCCATCAGCATGATACTCTCTGGCGACGATGCACTCTGCTCCAAGCGTCCCAAAAAAATCAGACACTCTCTGGCCACAGAGATTGGCGCATTGAGAGTATGTAAAGAGTCCATATCTGGCATAAAAATCAAAGTTGCTTGGCATGAAGGTGTCACAACTGGAAACTGGATGAAACTAAGATTCTACATCCAGTGACGGTGACACCGTTCACTATATATAGAGGTGTACCCTCTCTGCATTTATCAGAACGGGCACACGATTTTTCCATCATGGCTGCCTTCAAAAGAAAACGAACTCTTCGACCACTCAGACGCAACAGGCGTTTCCTTCCCGTGTCTCGCATGGGTCCTGGTCGAACCATTCGTCGCAAAACAACAAGGCGTCGTAAGCGAGCTGCAGGTATGAGTCGAAGGCGCATACTCAATGTAACCTCGCGTAAAAAGCAGGACAACATGCGGTCATGGGGTGGCACACCTTTCAACAACGATGCAACGCATGGACCAGTCATCATGACTGGTGACGAGGATTGGGAGTTTATGTGGATTGCAACTGCACGCGACAAACTCACCCCTGACGGCAACGCAGCCACCGTAAACGATTCAGCAATGCGCACGTCCACAACATGTTACATGCGTGGGCTGAAGGAGAAGATCACGATCTTGACTGGCTCCCCACAACCCTGGATATGGAGGCGCATAGTGTTTACGTACAAGGGCCAGGATCTCATCACAACCGAGAACCCCACCCACGGAGTAGGGCAATTTTACTTCGAGTCATCTGAGGGATTTGCAAGGTACTATGCAAGGCTCAATGACACGACTGATCCACGGACTGTGTCCATAGGTCAGGCAGTCAAGGCAGCAGTGTTCAAGGGTAACCCTGGAAAGGATTACACTTCCAACTTTGACGCTAAGACAAACTCGGATCGCATACGTGTCATCTCAGACAAGTCCAGACACTTTCGATCAGGCAACGACAGGGGGATCATCACTTCGTCCACGAATTGGTACCCCTTCAACAAAAATCTTGTGTACAACGAAGACGAGGATGGCCTCGACATCGAGAACAAGTTTTACTCTGCCAACACACCTCGGTCAATGGGAGATGTTTATGTGTTAGATTTTTTCACTTGTGGAACAGGTGGAACAGTTGACGACGAGCTTAGATTGTTGCCTACAGCTACTCTGTATTGGCATGAAAGATAGGCGTTTCAATGTTAACAAAAATACAATTTCCCTCCATCCAATCAATATCAGCTGGTGACATTTCTTCGCGTGGGTCAGTGTTGCTAATCCACACAGAAGGTTTACCCCACTCAATCAATTTGGGTTCTCTGTAGAGTGCCTTGACCATGAAGCTTCGCTGGCATCCAAGCCAATCCTTGAATCCTGGGAAGAATTTGATTCCACCTCTGATGTCGTCGAACACAGCAAACATTGACAATCCTCTGTCTCCACTGAGGGCAAGACCACCACTGAAGAGCCCTCCGAAGTATAGGTGGTTTCCGAGACTACGGACCCACGTCGTCTTTCCCGTTCTAGTTGGTCCGTAAAGCACCAACGATTTGCTTCGACCTAACACGCGTGAGCTGAAACATCCGAAGCGAAGCGCAGGAGGCTTGAACGAGAGGAGGCGTAAGCCTCCAGAAGGCCCCCCGTGGTCCCGTGAGGGGCCCAGGGA